GGACCAACCCGCTACACCCGCTGAGGAGAACACCATGAGCGAGATCACCCAGCACATCCGGCAGGCCTTCGAGGACTTCGACGCCTCCTACCACAAGCTGCGCGCCCACCTGCTGCACACCCTCGGCCTCGACGAGCACCAGCTCGCCCACGACGCCGAGACCGCCGCCAAGCCGGTCCTCGCCGAGGCCGAGCAGGACGCGAAGAACCTCGCCGAGGAGGCCGCCACCGGCGCCCCCGCCAAGCCGGCCCCCGCCGCGGCGACCGACAGCACCGAGCACCCGACCACCTGATGGCCGAAGCACCAGACGTCCTCACGGGCAAGGACGGCACGCCGTTCGTGCCCATTGAGGAGAAGCACGGCGACGACTGCACATGCCGCTTCGCAGCCCGCATCGAGATCGACCTGGTCGCAGCCAGCCGCGCATGCCCCGGCGACCGCAACCCGCACCGCGGCGGCACCATCGCCGCCCAACTCGAACCCCTCGAACCGACGCCGTACCCCGGCATCGGTATCGACATCACCTGGCCCGCGCCAACCAGCAACGGCGCACCGCTGACGCCCTGGAAGATGCTGGTCCATGACCACGCCGCCGGCGAGCCGCTACTGGCCATCACCGGGCTGCGCATCGTCCTCGGCGGTGACCAGTGGGACACCACAGTGATCCAGGCGGACATCAAGACGTTCGTCGACGCCGACGGTCAGCCACTGATGGGCCCTGGCGCGCCCGTGGTCCGGGACCCCGAGGACCCGGAACGCTTCTACAGCAAGGTGTTCCGCTGCTACGTCATCGAGATGCGGATCCCGGCGTTGCCGCCCCAGCTCGGCGCGAAGCTGCCGTTCGAGGGGATCTACAAACACAACGAGCAGTAGCCGCGCCGGGAGGTCATGACGGTGGCCCAAAAACCCGGAGGTCATGACGGTCCGCTGTGCGGGGCCAACAAGCGGCAGAGCGAAGGCACCTGCGGGCAGGTCGCCGGCTGGGGCACCACCCACGTTGGCCAGGGCCCGTGCAAGCTCCACGGCGGCTCCACCTGGAGCGTCAGCAAAGGTTCGCACCTGCGGCTGGCCGAGAAGCGGCTCCGCGAGGAGATGGCCACCTACGGCCGGCCGATTGAGACCAGCCCCGCCGACGCGCTGCTGTCCGAGGTCCACCGCACCGCCGGCCACGTGAAGTGGCTCGGCGACTGCGTGGCAGAGCTCGAGGAACACGAGCTGATCTGGGGCCGCACGAAGGACAAGTGGGGCGGGGAGGACCGCGGCACCACCGAGGAAGCCAAACCGCACGTGCTGCTGCAGCTGTACCAGGAGGAGCGCAAGCACCTGGTGCGCGTCTCGGCCGAGGCGATCCGCTGCGGCATCGAGGAGCGGCGGGTGAAGCTGGCCGAGTCTCAGGGCGCGCTCGTCGCCAGCGTCATCCGCGCGATCCTCGGCGACCTACAGCTGACGGCTGAGCAGCAGGCGAAGGTGTCCGAGGTTGTGCCCCGGCGGCTGCGGGAGCTCGCCGCGTAGGACGGTTCAAGATCATACGATCCGCATAACAGTGATTATGCGGAGTCTTATTTACCCCAAAGCGGACACCGGCGAGCAGCGGGCAGGCCGTGTAAGGGGGCCGTCGTGGCGGCCACAATCGACTGGGCCGAGCACGCCGCCCGCGCCTTCGACACCTACCGGCCGCCATGGCGATCGATAGCCCGCCCCGAACAACTCGCGCCACTCGGCGACTGGCTCGTGTGGGCGTTCATCGCCGGCCGCGGCGCCGGCAAGACCCGCTCGGCCGCCGAGTGGGTCCACGAGAAAGCCACCGACAACCCCGGCTGCCGAATCGCGCTGGTCGGACGCACCCCCGCCGACGTCCGCGACGTCATGGTCGAGGGCGAGTCCGGGCTGCTGGCCGTCGCCGGCACCGAAGCCCCCGAATACCAGTCATCGAAGCGGCGGCTCACCTGGGCCAACGGAACCACCGCCTACGCCTACTCGGCCGAGGTGCCGGCAGCATTGCGCGGCCCGCAACACCACTTCGCCTGGGCCGATGAGGCCGCGGCGTGGAAAGACGCCCGCAAGGGCGACGTGCTGGACACGTCCTGGAACAACCTCATGCTGGGGCTGCGCCTCGGGGAGCTGCCGCAAGCCGTGGTGACCACCACCCCGAAGCCGAACGCCCTGATGCGGACGCTGCTGGGCCAGGACACCACCGTGCGCACCTCCGGGTCGACGTACGACAACCTCGCCAACCTCGCCCCCTCCTTCCGCCGGCACGTCCTGGCCACCTATGAGGGCACCCGCATCGGCCGCCAGGAACTCCTCGGGGAGCTGCTGGAGGACGTCGAAGGCGCCCTGTGGACCATCGCAGGAATCGACGCAGACCGCGTCGCCCTCGAGAACGTCCCGGACCTGGTGCGGATCTGCATCGGCATCGACCCGTCCGGCGGCGAGGGCGAAGACAACGACGAGCAGGGCATCATCGTCGCCGGCCTCGGCGTCGACGGCGACCTGTACGTCCTGGCCGACCGCTCGTGCAAGCTCTCGCCGAACGGCTGGGCTTCCCGCGCCGTCGGCGCCTACCACGAGTTCTCCGCAGACCGCATCGTCGCAGAGATCAACTACGGCGGCGCGATGGTCAAGTCGACCATCCGCAACGTCGACAAGAAAGTCCCCGTCGACGTCATCACCGCGTCCCGCGGCAAAGTCCAGCGCGCCGAACCTGTCGCGGCTTTGTATGAGCAGCACCGGGTTCACCACGTCGGCCCGATGCCGACGCTCGAGGACCAGATGACCACCTGGACCCCGATCGACGGCACCAGCCCAGACCGCATGGACGCCCTCGTCTGGGTCCTGACCGACCTGGCGAAGCTCGGCCAGGGCGCCGCGTTCCTCGAGGCGCTGAAGCGCCGCGCCGAGGCCGAAGGCATCGAAGTCCCCACCGCCGCCCGTGACTGGCGCGCGGCCAAACAGCAGCTTCAACAGAAGAACAGGGCGGAGGTGCCGCATGGGCCTGCCCCTGCTCGATCGGTTCCGCAAGGGCGGCGCCCGAGGCGCTGAACTCGCACCGGCGAACACCCCGGCGCAGATCGAGGGTGCGCTCACCGCGTCCGGGATGGACCAGGGCGGCAACTTCCGTCCGGGCCGGCCGCTGAACCCGTACTTCGGGTACTCCGGCCAGGCGCGGGCGATGGACTACCCGCTGACGGTCAACACCGCCACGCAGGGCCGCGCCGCCTGGGGACGCCCGTCCTACGACGTCCTCAAAGCCATCATCGACGCCTACGACGTCGCGCGGATGTGCATCAACCACAAGATCGACGAGCTGCGCAGCATGCCGCTGATGTTCCAGCCCGCCGACTCCGTCGACGACGACGTCGACGAAGCCATCGACGTCGCCAAGCTCGTCCTGGCCTACCCCGACCGGCAGCTGCCGTACGAGTCGTGGCTGTCCAAGTGGCTGGAGAACGCGTTCAAGTACGACTCCGCGCCGCTGTACCGCCGCCGCAACTACGACGGCGACATCATCGGCCTGGAAGTCATGGACGGGAAAACGCTGTACCCGTACATCGACGAGAACGGCCGCCGGCCCGTCACCCCGGCCCCTGCCTACGGCCAGATCATCCACGGCATGATCGGGCAGTGGTTCACCACCGAGGACGTCATCTACGTGCCGTTCCGGCCGCAGGAGGACACGCCGTTCGGGATGGCGCCGATCGAGTCGATGCTGCTCACCGCCAATACGGATATTAGGTTCCAATGGCACTTTTTGCAGCTGTTCACTGACGGCTCCGTCCCAGCCGGGTTCATCGAAGTCCCGCCGGACGTGTCCTCCCCAGACCAGGTCGCCGAGTGGCAGGACTACTGGGACGCCATGGTCATGGGCGACCAGGCCAAGCTGCACCAGCTGATCGCGGTCCCGGCCGACTCCAAGTACACCGCCACCAAGCCCGCCACCTTCGACAAGGCGTTCCCGCAGTACCTGATGATGCGGACCTGCGCCGGCTTCGGCGTGGTCCCCCAAGACCTCGGGTTCGTCGACGACGTCAACCGCGCCAACGGCGAAACCCAGGTCGACATTCAGTTCCGCGTCAACACCCTGCCGTGGGTGCGGTACGTCGAGGGCATCCTGACCCGGTACCTGCAGCACGACATTGGGCTGCCGGTGAAGGTGTCCCTGGACACCGGCCGCAACAAGGAAGACCGCCTGGTCGAGGCCCAGGCCCACAAGCTGTATGTCGACATGGGCGCCGAGTCCCCGGACGAGGTGCGCGTGGACGTTCTGGGCAAGCGCATCGACAAGGAGCGCCCGACGCCGCGGTTCTACTCCACCACCCGGCTCGGCCCGATTCCGCTGCTGTCGATCGAGGGTGTCGCCGGCAAGACCGACCCCGACACCTACGGCCCGGACAAGTCTCAGAAGGCGCTGGATCAGCCGTTCGTGCCGGCGATCGGTGTGATCCCGCACCCGGGCACCACCGACGACAAGGCGTCGCTGGCCGCGACCGACGCGGCGCAGGTGGCCGAGCGGCAGCTGCTCGACGAGCAGCAGAACCCGAACCGCGACAGTCGGCCGCAGCCCGCGACCGACGCCACCGCGACCGACGCCACCACGGCCCCGGCCGCCCCGGCGCCGGCCCCCGCGGCCGCGACGGACGAGGAGGAACCGGCGCGGCAGGTGGCCAAGAGCGCCGACGGCGAGATGGCCGCGTTCCGTTCGTTCGTCGCCGGCGCCAAGCGCCGCGGCGGCTGGGACCGCGACTTCACGTTCACCACCCTGCCGGCATCCGTCGCCGCCGAACTGAACCGCGGCGGCCGCAGCGAGGTGGTGCAGTTCACCAAGGCCAAGGCCGACGCCACCGCGCAGGACGTGTACGACCAGCTCGCGCAGAACTTCCCCGCCGACGCGCTCGGCTGGGTCAAGGGGATGCGCTGGACCGGCCCGGTGTCGGTGCCGCTGGAGAACATCGACTTCAGCGACCAGGACACCTGGGCCGCATCCAGCGAGCCCGCCCGTGTCGACAAGACCGTCCGGAAGATCCGGGCAGGGAAGCCGGTGAAGCCGGCCGTGCTGATTCAGCGGCCGGACGGCACGACGATGGTTGCCGACGGCCACCACCGCGCCGAGGGCGCCCAACGCGCCGGCGTCGCACTGCGCGCCTACGTCGGCCACCCGGATAAGGCCACCGGCCCGTGGGACGAGCTGCACTCCTCCCAGCAGGTCACCAAGACCGCCGGCCCGGCCGTTGCAGGGCTCGCAGTTCGCGCCGGCGACACCGGACGCGTTCTGATGATCCAGCGCGGTCCGGATCCGGACGACCCGGCGGCCGGCATGTGGGAGTTCCCCGGCGGCCACCTGGACCCGGGCGAAACCCCCGCGCAGGGCGCTGTACGCGAGTGGCAGGAGGAGACGGGGATCCTGCTGCCCGACGGCGTACAGGACGGCTGCTGGACGAGCCCGAACGGCATCTACGCAGGCTTCGCCTACACCGTGCCGTCCGAGACCGACATCCGAATCGACGATGCCCGCGACCTGGTGGTGAACCCGGACGACCCGGGCCGCGACGCCATCGAGGCCATCGCCTGGTGGGACACGGCACAGCTGCCCGGCAACCCGGCCGTGCGCGCCGAGCTCGCCGCGAACCTCGACGCCGCCGCACCACACATCGCGCCGTGCCCGTGCTGCTGTGGCGCTGGCGAGCACCTGGCCGTCACCGGCCCGACGCCGTGCGACTGCTGCGCAGGCACGGGAACCGCCATCGGCCACGCCGACGCCGGCGAATGCACCTGTCCCGGGATGGTCGCGAAGGCCGGTCCCGGCCCAAAAGGACAGGCCCCTGACCGTCAGGGGCCTATCGACGTCCAGCAGTGGCCAGGCTGGGCCAGAGACCAGGAGCTCGCCCGCATCTACGCCGAGCGGCTCCGCCAGGCGCTGACAGCACACTTCGATGCTGCGGACTACGCGGCCCGGTGGCTCGCCGCCAACCCGGTCCGCAAGGCCGCCGGCGACGAGGAGGACGCGGCCGCCGGCGACGGCGGCGATGAGGGCCTGGCCGCCGCGCGGGC